GAGACATACTAAAAACAATGTTCATAATAGTTAGTCTCCCCTAACTCGTAAATGAACTAGATTCCAGTTCATATCAGTTATAGCTTTTACTTATAAACAGTTATAGAAAACTTATATAAGCACTGTTAATTTTTTATTGAAAAAAATTACCTTGACAATTATAATTTTCATAGAATCATTAATATGATTCACCGGGGATCCCGGTTAACACTCATAATATAAAGGAGATGAAAAACATGAGTAAAAAATTTGGAGACAGAAAAGGTGTAGCATTCAGAGTCATTAAACTAACAGTCACGCATGACGCTTTCGGGCGTCCGGATCTTAAACTTCTTCTGGAAGTCAAGAAGGTTTATGAGCGTGCTGTCATTACTACCTATCCAGAGATGACAGAGCCGCAGTTAGCGGAGTTCATGAAGGTGCATGCAGTAGGAGCTTTTCACTACTGGTATCTCGGAGATGATCCGGAATGTAATACAAGTATCGGGCGCTGGGCGTTTCATCACTTTGACGGAGTCATTAACGAAAGGGCCTATTTCAATTTTGAAATCCTGCAGGAGGTATTAAAGAATGCTTAGAAGATTAGATACTGCTTTGATGAATGAACTATATATGATTGATCATTACTTAGTCAGAAAAGAAAGCAAACAGAGCAGCCTTGACGTATGCCAGGGAATTGTTTTATCAGCTTTCTGGCTGGATCTTATTTCAAAAGATGACTATACAACGATTTCCGGGATCTTGGATGCAAAAAGAATGAGGCTTGAATAATGACTGATTATGAGGCTTTAATCCTCCAGCGACAGGAAGAGCTTGAAATCTGGGAAGATGCTCCGGAGATGTTTCCGGAGTATCATCCGGAGGATGATATAATAGAAGAACATTACAGTGATTTATATTTAAGGTATATGAAGAAAGGAAAATATCATGATAGGTAAATTTGAGCCTGGTGAGTATATCATTTATGTAAACGGCGAGATCTACGAGATCGGCCGGATTGTCAAGGTTATGAAAGATGGTGCTTTTGTTTGTTATCATGCCGGTGAAACTGCTGCGAAAACTCCGTTTGACAAAATGCATCATCTTCAGAATAGTTATTGTATTGATCATACGATGTTAGGAGGAAATAGATTCAATGGTCTACAAGAAGTTTAAAGATTATAAGCTGGGAATTATTAAAATGCTCTTTATCCGCAGGGAGCCTGCAGAAGTACTGAAAGAAATTGAAGCGCTTGAGACTTCCAACAGCATCACCCCGTCACAGGTTCAGCAGTTAACTGATATGGTATTTAACGGCGAGATCTACAAGATTTTAAGGCCCGCCAACATGTCGCAGGCATTAGCTTCCAGGCTGAAATATGATCAGCAGATATTTGTATATAAAGGAAGCATCATCGCGAGTTATTACGCTGATACAGGAACGGCGGTATTAGAATGAGCAAGATAATAAGAGTATACTGCACAGATGAACTGCTGGAAGATATTGAAAGCTTTATGCTCGGATCCGCGTATCACGCGGATAAATACCAGAATGAGTTATATTATCTGTTTGATCTATGGATCAACTGCGAACTGAAGCGCAATAAATGGAATGTTATGCGGACGCCCGGAAAATGGACTTTCTACAAGCAGCCAGTGGACGGGTTATCAATCATGATGGATTTCCAGAAGCAGAAGAAAACCTATATTGGTTATATGACATATGACGGAGATTATGATCTTCATCCATCGCTAGGAGTAAGATATGGAAGGATAGCATAATGCCAAGAAAAGTATACAGCGCGGAAGAAAAGGCAGCGCGTCAGGAATATTCCAGGCTTCGTGCTATCGCAAACAAGCGTATCGCAAGACTGGAAAAGGCCGGATTTGAATCTTATCAGAAGTTTCCGACTTTAAAAGAATTAGGGGATCTCACAAGCCAGAAGCTCGGATACCTGCGCGGATTTGTCGCAAGCAACTGGACAAGATCCGGATTCAGGAAAGAATACTACAAAAAAGAGGATCAGAAAACGGCCCAGGCGCTGCAGGATCATGGTTACAATATCCCGGCATCCGCTATAAAGGGATTTACTAAATTTATGGAGAACTGGAGGAGGCAGGAAGCAGCGCATGGGCGCCGCTTCCGCGCTTCCGATCAGACAGCCCAGGTATTTGAAAATGCCATAAGGCTGGGCGTAGAACCGGATGAAGTTGTAAAGCATATGAAGGCCTTTATCAACCATGCGGAAGAGCTGGCGCGCATGGAGGCGCCGGAAAATGGAGAAGGATTATCATTTAAGCAGGTACAAAATAAATGGAAGTACGAGCGTGAAAAAGCTGCTAAAGGAAGCAGGAAGGCAGAAGGCAAAAAGAGGACAAAGAAAAAAGCGGGATAAAGAAGGTAATTACATTTATTATAAAGATCTTATATGCGCGTTTGATATCGAATGTACCAATGACAAGGATATCAACCAGGCTTATATGTACATCTGGCAGAGCTGCATAAAAGCAGGCGATGGTCTCCATATATTCTATGGCCGTGACTGGCAGGAGTTCCGGCAGTACATAAGCGATATAATAAGCTGTCTTGATGATCATGAGCGTATAGTCATGTTTGTTCACAATCTGAGCTATGAATGGCAGTTTATCAAATCGGTGCTGGCTTTTGAAAGTGATGACGTGTTTGCCATGGAAGAGCGGAAGATATTGTATGCGGTTTATGCAGGAAAAATAGAGTTCCGCTGCAGCTATATGCAGACTAATCTGTCGTTAGATTCTCTTACTAAAAAATTCAACGTGAAGCACCAGAAATTATCAGGGTCTGAATATGATTACAGTCAGATCCGCACACCGGAAACAGAGCTTTCAGAAAAAGAACTGCAGTATTGCATCAATGACGTGGCCGGCCTGTGCGAGGCGATGGAAAAGCGAATAGACGGGGAAAGCTATTATACATTACCCTATACTTCCACCGGATATGTCAGAAGGGAAGTAAAGAAAAGCATGTATAAGGTAAGGCCCTGGCTTATTAACATCCTTCCGGAGCCGGATGAATATATTATATTAAAGGAAGCTTTCAGAGGCGGTAATACGCATGCAAACAGGAAGCACACCGGTCAGATATTAACTAATGTTATCAGCTATGATAAATCATCCAGCTATCCGGCGTCACAGTGCATGTATATGTTTCCGGTTTCAAAATTCCTGCATGATGATGAATTATGCATAGATCATCTTCTGGATCTAATAGAAAGACGTAAAAGGGCATGCGTATTCAGAATAGCATTCTGGAATTTATCCGCTAACATGGATGTATATTTTCCATATATCAGCCGGCACAAATGCAGGAATCTGATAGGATGCATCGAGGATAACGGAAGGATCCTGTATTGCCAGTACTGTGAGACAACATTAACAGATATAGACTTTGAAATATTAATGAGTCAGTATACATTTACGGACGTTAAAATACTGGATCTTTATTCATCCAGATACGGGTATCTTCCGGAAGCTTACACGGATGTTATAAAAAAGTACTATAAGCTTAAAACAGAATTAAAAGGCACCGGATCAGAAGAGGCATACCACAAGGCGAAAGAAAGACTAAACGCTATCTATGGCATGTCAGTTATGGATATCGCAAAAGAGCTTTTAATTTATGATCCGGATATCCTGGGATTTACTGAGGATGACAAGAGCCTGCCGGTTCTTCTGGATGAATATAAAAAACATCCATATCAGAGCTATGCCTGGGGAGTCTGGACAACGGCAAGAAGCAGGGCCGAGCTGCAGAAAGCTATTGATATATGCGGTGAGGCCTGCATCTACACCGATACAGACAGCGTGAAGTTTACAACAGAAATATATAAAGGAAGAAAAAGCAATGAAGAAATTAAACGAATTGATGAATCTATCAGACGAGGAATGGGCAGATATAATAGACAGTGCATGCGTTTATCTCTGGATCATAATTGTACTGCTAGGGATTCATGTAATTGTGAACATTATATGGGGATTTATGAGCATGACGGCAGCTATAAGCGGTTTCTGACTCTGGGAGCTAAGAAGTATGCTTATGAGGATGAAACCGGCCTGCATGTTACATGCTCCGGAGTCAATAAAAAAGAAGCGCCTGCAGAGCTTGGGAAGCTGGAAAACTTCCAGGAGGGATTTATTTTTAAAAAGGCGGGCGGTACTGAATCAGTGTATACGGATGAATACACCGGATATACTGAACTTCACGGATGCATGATTGAATTAACCAGCAATGTATTGATCAGGGATAGTTCATATGAAATAGGACTTACGGGCGATTATAAATGGTTATTAGATCATGCGGATACATGGAAACTATTAGATATTTGATATTTGAACGGTGCCGGCCGTTTGAATATATATTGTGTTTGTTAATTGCAAAAAGAAAAAAGAGGAGAAAAACAAAAAATGAAAACTATTATTGCAGCATCTAAGGAACTTACTAAAACAGAAAAATACTTACTCACAAGCTCAAACGCTACATCCAGCATTAAGGGATATGAAGGCCAGGTTATTGAGGTTGAAGCATGGTGCAAGTTCAACGACAAGGCAGATGACGGATCCGAAACAACGATTCTTTCATTCCTTACAGCGGACGGGGAATCCATTGCCACCAACAGCAAGGTGGTTATGAAGGCATTTGATGAAATCGTTGAAGCGTTTGAGGATGAGCTTCCGCCGATTGAAGTTACCACCGGCACAAGCAAAAACGGAAGAAAATACTTCAATTTAAAAGTAAAAGCAAAATAAAAAATAATAACCGCACCGGCAGGCGGTTATTTTTAAAAGAGGCAGATATATGAAAAATAAAATTAAATACCTGAAAAGCGGTTATCTGGATATGGCCGATATCATAGAAAATAAATATCCATTTTGTTTTATAGTCGGTGCCAGGGGCACCGGGAAAACATTCGGGGCGCTGGATTATGTTTATACGCGCCCGGATCTTAAATTTGTTTTCATGAGGCGCACACAGGAACAATGCAATACAGTATCACGGCAGGATTTTTCTCCATTCAAGGCAGTGGAAGCATATCATAATAATGAAAGGCTGATTGCCTGCAGGTCAGCAGGCAAAAACATGGGAAAATACGGAGATATCATATTAAATGAGGAAGGCGAGGAAACCGGATTTGATACGCAGGGATATGCTGTCGCGCTTTCAACAGTTGCGAATATGCGCGGTTTCGATATGTCAGATATAAAGCTGCTGTTGTATGATGAATTTATAAAAGAACAGCACGAAAAACCGATCAAGGATGAAGGAAAGGCTTTTTTAAATGCGTATGAAACGATAAACAGAAACAGGGAGCTTTCAGGAAAAAAGCCGGTTAAGTGCGTATGCATGGCCAACAGCAACGATATTGCAAATCCCATATTTACAGAACTGCAGGTAGTCACTACCTGCGAGCGCCTTCTTTCCAGAGGCAGGGATATATATATTAATGAAGAGCGCGGTATATTTATAGGCCTGCTGCATAATTCGCCGGTATCGCAGGCCAAGGCTGATACAGCCCTGTACAAGCTGGCAAATCCTAAATCAGAGTTCATGAAAATGGCGCTTTCCAATGATTTTAACATTGAGGAAGGCACAAACACCGGATCCAGAAACCTGATTGAATATAAGCCTTTTGTACAAGTCGGGGAAAGCGTAATATATAAACATAAATCAGACGGCACCTATTATGTAACAACGCACAAGAGCGGAAATATTCCGTACTACGGAGACAATGATATCGAATTAAAGCGCTTCTGCAGGAATTATTTTTATCTCTGGGAGGCTTATCTAAACAGAAAAATAGTGTTTGAATCGTATATGCTGGAGCGCCTTTTTGAACACTATTATTTTAAATAAAATTATGCTATTATATGCATGGATCCGGAGGCCTTAAATCAAGCAGCGGAACTGCTGGCCGGGAGCCTGATTATCTCATGATCCGGATCCATTTATTAAATAAGGAAAGGCGGTATTTGTTATGGAAGCTGATGCGATTATCCAGCTGATTGGAAGCCTGGGATTTCCTATTGCGATGTGTATTCTTATATTCTGGTACCTCATGAAAGAAACAGAAAACCATAAGGAAGAGGTCAGCATGCTGAAAGATGTTATTGCAAAGAATACAGAGGCGCTGATAGAACTAAAGGACAAGCTGCAGGAATGAAGTGCAAGGACTATACAGCAAATACCACCTTAGAGCTGGCGCTAATGGTAATGCTTGGAGTTTTCGGCACCGGGGATGCAAGAAAAAAGGCACTCGGGAAAAGATATGACAAGGTGCAGAAACTGGTTAATCAGATCAGCACCACCGGAATAATACCGGAGTCTACAGCATTCAGCGCGCTGCAGCTTATAAATGATGAATTATTAAAGGAGATCATTACATGACATTTGAGGACATTATCAGTTTAGCAAAAGCCGGATATACAAAAGATGATATTTCCAGGCTTACACAGGCAGCGGATCCTAAACCGGATCCGGAGAAAAAGGCACAGGAAAATCCTCCTGAAAAGGCGCCGGAATCCCCAGCACCGGCGCCCGCGGGGGATCCGGCCATGACAGCGATGCAGGCGCAGATTGACGCGCTAAAGCAGATGATGCAGATTAACAACATGTTAACGGTTAATCAGAATGCACCAAAGGAAAGAACGGTTGATGATATTTTTGCGGAAATCATCAATCCGCCATTACCAGAAAATAAGGATAAATAGGAGGAATGAAAACATGGCAGTAAATTCAATGCAGATTACAGATGTTTATCAGATTTTAAACAGCCTGCACCAGCAGGCAACAGGACGCGCCAGCATTGCACCGGTAAATACCGGCGAATTTGTAAGCATGGCAACAACTACATTATCCGTGGGAACGGATCAGATTTATAACACTCTGATGCAGACTATCGGAAGAACGATTTTTTCAACCAGGCCATATAACAGGAAATTCAGCGGGCTGATTGCAGATAATATGCGTTTCGGCGGAATCATGCGCAAAATCTCCATGGCGGACAATGCGACAGAAGCAGAGGGAGCTTTTAATACTCACAGCAATTTAATTGACGGCCAGAGCGTAGACCATTACATTATTAAAAAGCCTAACCTTCTGGAAATGAGATATTATGCTTCCAGCGTATGGCAGGATTACGTGACTGTTTTTGAACAGCAGTTAAAAAATGCATTTGAGTCTCCGGAACAGCTTGGATCCCTTATTACACTGATCACTTCCGAAATGAGCAATAAGCGCGAGCAGTATATTGAAGATCTTGCAAGAGGCGCGCTTACAAACTTTATCGGCGCCAAAGTTGCACAGGATCCTACAAACGGCGTGGTGCATCTTCTGACAGAATATAACGAACTGACAGACCAGGAGCTTACAAAGCCGGATATTTACAAAGATGAAAATATCGGCGGTTTCTTCAGATGGGTAAGGGCGCGCATTAATGAGCTTTCTGATATGATGGCCGAAAGATCCGGGATCTTCCAGTATACGGTACAGGGCAAGCCGGTTAACCGTCATACGCCATACAGAAACCAGAAGATGTATATTACTTCAAAAGCACTCAGACAGATTGATGCAATGGTCAACACAACTACATACCACAATGAAGGCCTGGCTTATGCGGATGTTGAAGCAGTCACGTACTGGCAGAGCATCCAGACACCGGACCAGATCCAGGTAACGCCTAGTATCGTTAATGCTCAGGGAGCTGTCAGCATCGGCGAGGCTCAGACAGTATCTAATATTTTCGGCCTCATGTTTGACGAAGATGCAGTTGCTACAAATATCGTGGATGATCATATCGTCAATACGCCGATGAATGCCAAAGGCTTATACTATAACACATGGTTCACGACACAGGCCAGATATACAAATGACCTGACAGAAAAGGGCGTTGTTCTTCTTCTGGATTAATTGAGATAATTCACATAGGTTATATTCTCTCCTTTTGTTGGTGGAGGCCTCCGGTTTTTACGAGAACTTTCCGGAAGGCCTCCAATTTATTAAATGAGGTTAAATTATGGCAGTTAGAATTTATTATTTTAGATTGAACAAAAAACTGAACAGTACAGCACAACCCGACTTGTCAAATATAGATAGTGAAACTTTTTTATGGAAGGATGATGTATATCTGAAAGAAGGCTGCAGTTATCTGAATCCGGTATTCATACTTCATAAGGGTGTTCGATATGATCCGCAGGACGGCAATCATAAATGGAATTATATTTATTGCAGAACATGGGGAAGATTCTACTATATTGATGATATTGTATATAATGAGGGTTTTCTTGAACTGCATTGCAGAGAAGATGTATTAGCATCTTGGAAAACAGAAATCGGAGCATCTTCCTTATATATACTAAGGGCATCCAGTGCTTCAGACGGTAATATAGTAGATACGATGTATCCCACGAAAACAAATGCATCATACAGCTACAATACAGGAACATCGCCGTTCATCCACAGATCAGATACGGAGAATATCGCAGTGGCGGACGGAACGTTCATACTCGGAGTTACATCAAGAAACGGCACATATGGGAGCGTCAGATACTGCGCTTTAAGTCAGGACGCGCTAAATACATTATGCTCCAGGCTTATGGCCAACTCACTGATTGAAAGTGATATAAGCCTTGATGATGCTTCACTGATACTGCAGAAAAGCCTTATGAATCCGCTGCAGTATATTGTTTCATGCGTATGGGTTCCGACCATGTATGCGAGTGTCGGAGGATCCGAACAAAGCACGCTTTCAATATGGGACTGGACGATAGAAGTAACAAACAAAAACCTGGGAAGCCAGCTTCCATATGTTCAGAATCAGGCTGCGATAACACTTAACAAGCATCCGCAGGCATCCAGCAGGGGAGCATATTTAAACACGGCGCCATATACAAATATCTGGCTTGAGTTCCCGCCATTCGGTATGATTGAACTTGATACAACATTATACCGTGACGCCTCAGAAGTCCGGTGCTATATCTTAACTGATAATATCACAGGACAAGGAATCTTAAGGGTTAATAACGGAACTGTTGACACTAACAGGATTGAGGCACAGATTGGAGTTCCTATTCAGCTTTCCCAGGTAGTCAGGGATTATCTCGGAGGCGCTCAGAATTTTGTTAATTCAATGGCCGGCGGAATTGGAAACATATTAACGGGTGATGTATCCGGAACTATAACATCAATAACAAACGGCATCGCAGAAGGTGTGCGGGCAATGATCCCCAAGCTTTCAACAGTCGGATCCGGCGGTGGATTTGCAAGCCTCAGAGGGCAGCCGCGGGTTTATCATGAGTTCTTTCCGATTGTAGACGGTTATAATGCAGAGCTTGGCCGGCCATACTGTAAGACGGGGACGCCTGCATCATTAGGCGGTTATCTAAAATGCCTGGGAGACGTTCCGATTTATGGCACGACTGCAGAGCATGAAGAGATCCAGGAATATATCACAAACGGTTTCTATTATGAATAAGGAAGTGAAACATGGTATATTATCCTAGACTATCAGCACCGCCACGGTCCGATCCAAGATGGATCAATATAAACCATGGCGGATATAATACCTGCATTGTCGGATCATCCGGAGGAATATCAGTTCTTCCCAACTGCACCGGATACGTACACGGCAGATGGATGGAGCTGGCTAATACTAACACAGATAACACCGGCCTGGCAGACTGGACAAACAACGCAACAAATTACTGGTATAACTCAGATTCAGCTATTATCAGATCACAGGAGCCGGCATTGGGCGCCTGCATATGCTATGCCAACAGGGGCGGAGGTGCCGGGCATGTTGCCATAGTGGAAGAAATCGCTTCTGATGGTTCTTATGTCATAGCCTCAGAGTCTAACTGGGGAGGTGAATATTTTGTTACAAGGAAACGATACAGAAACAATGACTGGAGCTGGTACACAAATCCGAGGACAATTTTTCAGGGTTTCCTTATACATCCGGGAATATCTCCGGATCCTCCGGGGCCCGGCCCGGATCCTCCGGGACCGGATCCGGGAGACAGGCGAAACAGGTTTCTGATTTATTATGGATTTATATTAAACAGGAAGAAACAGGAACTGCTAAAGAATTTTAAGATTGGAGGTATAATAAAATGAGCATATACGGATTATCACAGGCACCGTATGATTATGAATATATTAATATGTATAACGCTGTGCGCAGTCCTTCAACCGTGCACGCAAAGAATACGGCGCTGGCGTATTTCTTCCGGAAATATCTGCTGATGAAGGTTTTCAGTGTATTTGATTTTACGGTCCCGGAAAACTGGAATGAATCCTTTTTCAAATACATTCTGTTTGGGTTTGGATATGTTGCAGTCATTAATACTGACCGTTTTGGCGTTATTCCTCAGAATTGTACATTATACGGCATAGGCGTATATTATCAGCCAACCAGGGCAATTATAGCAAATCCGATTTTACGGGGCATCAAACAGCCTGTAATTGATAAGCAGTGTACGCTTATTAAATGCCAGCCCAATTACTCCGGCATTATGGATATCGTGAGCTATTATGCGGATATGATGGCCGTAGCTTCTGAAAGCTTAGGCATTAACATGTTTAATACAAAACTGGCATATGTATTCGCTTCTGAAAACAAACAGCAGGCAGAGAGCTTTAAAAAGCTTTATGATGATATTGCATCCGGAAATCCTGCAGGCTTTATAGATAAAAAGCTTTTCAGGGATGACGGATCCCCTAACTGGCTGATGTTCAACCAGGACGTGAAACAAACATATGTCGGTTTAGAACTTCTGGAAACGCTGCAGAAGATTGACAATATGTTTGATACTCTCGTCGGGATCCCTAACAGCAATACCGAAAAGAAAGAGCGTATGATTGTTGATGAAGTAAATGCCAACAATTTTGATACGCAGGCGCTGGCTTATCAGTGGTATATTGAGATCGGAAAAGGAATGGCAAAAACACGGCAAATGTTTGGGATTGACTGCAGTGTAAAATTAAGATCACCGGCCGATTATTCTGCAGACGGTCCGGAAGAGGATCCGGAAGAAAGCGAGGCGGAAAATGGCTAATATTACGATGTCAGTAATGGGATTATACAATTATGACAATACGCTTTTCAGTACTATGCAGGTGCCGGAAGGCGTGGACCGTGATAATATCCTTGTGCCTAACCTTTTGGCAGAACTGGCAGAGCTGGAAGTGCTTTATACGGATCCGGAAATAATGAAAACACTCATTAATGTATGGAGCCGTAAACAGCTGCCTGTATGGGAAAAACTGCAGGCGACCGTTAACCTGGAATATAATCCGATTTATAACAAAGATGGTTATTATGAGGAAACGGAAAACACGGAGCGCGAAAACTCAAACAGCACAACTGATAATATTTCAGCAACGGTGACGGACGCAGGCACAAATCTAAACCAGGTTTCAGCTTTTAATTCAAATACATTCGAAAACCGGGAAAAGGATTCACTAAACAATTCCAGGACCGAATCACAGACAAATACAGGCACATCATCCGGGACGGAATCCGGAGAGGTTACAAGATCCAGGCATGAGTATGGTAATATAGGCGTCACGACAACGCAGCAGATGATTAATGAAGAGCGGGAAGTGGTAAAATTCAATATGGTGAATTATATCATTGAGGATTTTAAACAGCGCTTCTGCATCCTGGTATACTGATATGAGCGGACTTGAATGGTGCTATATTGTAGCTATGTTCAGCATTTTGTTCATAGCTATGGTTATTATGAATGTTATAATTGCTTTAGAGCTTGGAAGATGGGTAACAGACAAGATCTGTTATAAACTGGAAGAAATGGAGGATAATAAAAATGTTTGAGAATTTCCCTTATTCTAATTTCCATGATTTGAATACTGACTGGATTGTTAAGAAGATCAAAGATGTTGAAACATCGGAAGCAAATGCGAAAGCATCCGAAGAGGCAGCAGCTGGAAGCGCAGCCGCTGCAGCGCAGAGCGCGACAGCTTCCGATCAGAGCGCCCAGGCGTCAGCACAGAGTGCTGAACAGGCTCATGAAAGTGAGGAGTATGTTACAGGTGCAAGAAATCAGCTAGATTTATTACAGGCAAGAGTTGATAATATTATTCCTTCAGGAACACAGACAGAAGGAAATACGGAACTTTTGGATATAAGAGTAGGGTACAATGGTATAACATATCCGAGTGCCGGAGATGCTGTGCGAACACAAGTGAGCGATTTAAAAACCGCAATGCCTTCTCTTGATTTCAGGCTTACTGAATCACTCGAATCTGGTGCAGATTTAAACACTTATTATGATTACAGAACTTTAGGAAGTTATGCGATTCCTACTCCGGAGATTGCCGCATCATTGCTTAATGCACCTGATGGTTTGGAATATGCCGGTAGGCTTTTTGTAATGACATCTCAGACATCATACCGCACAATTCAGATTCTCATTGAATCTTCACAAAATCCGAATGTATATTTTAGATACTGGAACGGATCGAGATGGTTCGACTGGAAGAAAATGGCATATACTGATTTGATTAAAATCTCTAATGGTGAGTTGTTAAATGTCGAATGGCATGTAGGTTCAATTGAATCTAATGGATATCCTAGAGAATCAAACCACACTACAGCCACAAAACGCATACTGAGCAATTATATTTTTGTAGGACAAAATACAAAGATATCTGTTACAGATTCAACCGCAAATTTTAATATTTCCAAATTTGATTTAAACAAAACATTTACCGGTGTATATCCTTCCAGCGGATGGGCTACAATCAGCACTCCATATGTAATTACAGAAGATTGTTTTATCAGAATCATGATGAGACGGACAGGTGATCCGGAACTTACTGATGAAGATATTACATCTCTCGTTAATGCTCTTAAAATGGATTATTATCCTCCGACTGCAAACGATTATACAAATGCTGATGGTATTCCATCATATTATAATGAATCTCTGAATAGTGCAGTGGAAACTATCAGATCAAACATGAATGCTTGTGGTCAGAATGGTGATACCTTCGTATTTATTACAGATTTACATTGGGATCCTATTATCCAGTATAAGAACAGAAATGCTAGACGTTCTCCGATGCTAGTGAAAAAGATTATTGAAGAGACTGGATTGCGTAAGATTTTCTTTGGTGGTGATTATTTTACCGGAAATGACAGTGCAGATTTTGAATTTGAACAGATTCGTAACTTGTTTAATGCTTTCAACATAAAAAATACTTTAGCATTCCCAATTATCGGAAACCACGATTTCAATGGTTACAACACCACGACAGGACAATGGGATAAGAACACAGCATATGCGCAGATCATTAAACAATGTGAGGGTTATGTGAACATGGGTAATGATTTGTGTTATTACTATGACAATGATGCATGTAATACACGCTACATTTTCTTAAACACAAAAGACACGCACAACAGATGGAGCACTACTGACAGCACAGACTGGACAACACAGCTTGCATGGATGAACACCATCCTGAATGATACACCACGCGGTTATAATATCATAATCGCAATGCATATCTATTATGACGTAGGAGCTGCTTCCACAGATTATGCACTGAGCGTATCGCAACAAGGCTCAGATGTTGCAACAGCTTGTGATACATTTAACAGTCAGAACAATGATAAAAAAGTTCGTGTTATTATTACCGGTCATGCACACAGAGATTATAATGCAACCACACCGGGAGGTATTCCAATTGTTATGACTGATACAGATTCAAGTGCTCAGGTATTATCAGGTAGAGATGCAACATGGGATACTACCGGAGAAAACTGTTTTGATGTAATGACAATTGACTACACCAATAACAAGATTAAAACTGTGAGAATCGGAAGAGGTGGATCGGAAGCGAACCGGTCAATAGACTTGTACATGTGACAGGACAGGCACACAGAAATGTGTGCTTTTTTTTTTTTTTTGTAGATAGATAATGAACTGGAATCTAGTTCATTTACGAGTTAGGGGAGACTAACTATTATGAACATTGTTTTTAGTATGTCTC